AACTCTTTTATAGTGACCCAAATCCCAAACCATCTAAAGACATTGAAGAGAAGGAAAGAATTGAAGATTTCTACAAGGAATTATTAGAATGAAGTTCAAAGCATTAGTATTCATCCGTCTACGGTCACAGGTAGATGACTCTCCTGGCAATGCTGTGAGAGATGGTAGTAGGAGATTGTCTGAGTTAGACATCAAAAAACTTAGACTTGGTAAGGTGATTGATATTTGGTTGGAAGCAGATACCAGAGAGTATGCCGAGAAAGAAATCGAAATGCTTTCTGATCGTTTCTATGCCAATACAGTTATGGAAGACTGGGACTATGAACTGACTGAGATTGAAGAATTTCCTAAAGGTATTGAGTAATGGAATTTAACACACCAGGATCAAGCAAGACAGGTATCACCCCTGAATTTAAAGAGTACGCTGCTAAATGGCAACTAGATAATGTGGTGAGATTATTAGATGCTAAGATGGAAAGTTGTCGTGTTTATAACAGCGACAATAGAGATGAAGTATATAATCAAATTACTATTACATACAAATCTGAGGTTAATTAATGGAAGTAATTGTTGAAGGTAAAGTCAAGACTGTATATCAAGGTGACGATGCTGATCGTGTCATCATTGAGTATCACGATAAGGTGACTGCAGGTAACGGTGAGATGGTTGATCATCCTTTAGGAAAGGGATCCCTCTGCTGTAGTATCTCATCTCTTATCTTTGAGAAACTTGCCCAAGATAATATCCCAACACATTATATTAATATGGTTGGTGCTAACAAGATGATCTGTAGAAAGGTAGACATCGTTCCACTAGAAGTTATCTGTAGGAATCGTGCTGCTGGATCTATCGTTCGTGAGACTACTCTAGTAGAAGGTGCTCCACTACCACAACCGATTGTGGAGTTCTTTCTGAAGGATGATAGTAAGCATGACCCTTTACTTACACCAGACCGTGTACGTCTGATGGGATATGATCCTGGTCCTTTTGTTGAGATGACTTTACGTGTCAATGATTATCTCCGTCAGATGTTCTTCATCATGGGCATTGATCTTGTAGATTTTAAAGTTGAGTATGGTTATACTGCTCACGGTGAGTTGCTACTTGCTGATGAGATTAGTCCTGATAGTATGAGACTATGGAAGATTGGTAGTAACGAAAGATTTGATAAGGATTTATTCCGAAAGGATGAAGGTGATATCGTCCCTGCTTATCGTCAAATCCTTGATAAACTACAACCACTTGCAATCCAATGAACATTAAAGAAAAGAAATCACTACTTAAAACACTTGAAACTGCCTACAAGACTTGTTTTGATTGTGGTGACAAGTATGGAGTTTATTCTGTAGGTTGTTCATCTGTTTATGAATCAAAGTGTGATGTATGTGGTGAGATAAAACCTATCACAGAAACCAGAGACTTTGGTTATTTCATCACTGGTATTCGCAAACTTAAACTTGAGATGAAAGGAGGAAAATGAAACACCACGTCCCTGACGAGATTAGAAAACTTGGTTTTGATTGTTTTAGAAGTTTGAATCAAGCAGAGCGAGCAGTTGTTATGTTTGGTGAGGATGAGTATCGTAAGTCATTAGACCTTGAGAATGATGATGCTCCCTGTTGGAAGATACCAAGTGGAGAATCAACTTGCTTTGTTGGTTGGAATCCTATGTGTATCCCTACAATGGATTACATAGTATGGAAACTAAAACGTCGTGAACAAATTGCTAAAGGTGAAATCATTGGATAAGTTATCTAAAGACGAGATGAGATCTAAGATCAAAGAGTTCTCTGCTATTCTTAAAAGTCAAAGAGAACACTGGGACGAAGAAAACAAACAAGGATTTACATATTCTTGTGATCTAATCTCACAATCACTCATTACATTATACATTCGTTTAGGTAGAGACTGATGGACTACAAAACTTCTGGCGTTGACATTATCAAGGGTAGAACCTTTGTTGAGTATATAAAAGCATTAGCACCTAGTGTTGGTGGGTTCAATGGAATGATGGAGATTCCATCAGGATACGAGAAACCTGTGCTGGTATCTGGTGCTGATGGCGTCGGCACTAAAATTAATATCTGTAGGATTGCTAATGATTACACCACTATTGGTCAGGATCTCGTTGCTATGTGCGTCAATGACGTTATATGTTCTGGTGCTAAACCATTATATTTTCTAGACTATATCTCTACCAAATCACTAGATGCTAATGTCAGTGACATTGTGCATGGAGTTGCTACTGGATGTGCGATGGCTGGAATGGAATTGTTGGGTGGAGAAACTGCCGAGCATTTTAGAGCAACTGACTATGACCTTGCTGGATTCTGTACTGGTGTTGTAGAGAAGAACGACATTGTTGATGGTAGTAACATCCGACCTGGTGATGTAGTCATTGGTATTGAGAGTAGTGGTCTTCATAGTAATGGATACACACTGGTCAATGATATGCTGTGGAGAAATTACATCTACTATAAAGAGATGCCTGAGTTGCTAACACCAACCACCATCTATGCCCGTCTCATTCAGCACCTGTTGGATGAAGTTCCTATCCTAGGCATGGCACACATTACAGGTGGAGGACTGCCTGAGAACCTCCCACGATGCCTTCCAAAGGGTCTTACAGTTGATGTTGACTATGATGCTTGGGAGAGACCAGAACTCTTTAACAAGATTCAGGTAGCAGGAGACATTGCTGAGGAAGAGATGCGTAATGTATTCAATCTTGGTATTGGATTCTGTTTGGTTGTGCCACAAGAAGTAGCAACACTAACTCAAACTCTGATTGCTGACACACCATTTGGTATGAGATCATGGGTCATTGGAGAAGTCAAACAAAATGACTAGTATCATTAATTATGCTGCTGCCTTTTGGTCAGTGGTAGTTATGAATTGCATTCAACCAGTTAACTGGGAGGCGTGTATGCCTGTCCATGAATGGTTACTACCGGAAGTTATGATAGGAATTGAATTCTTTCTTGACAAAGATATGAATTTTCTATATAATGACGAGAGAGAACTTTTAAACAGACTCAAATGAAGATTTTTCTGGATACCGCAGACACAGAACTAATCCGTAAATATAATGATACTGGATTGATTGACGGCATTACCACCAACCCTACTTTGATTATGAAGAGTGGTCGGAACCCTGATGATGTCTATAAAGAAATCAAGGACATGGGTATTAATGATATCAGTATGGAAGTCATGGGTAATGCTGATGAGATGATTGCAGAAGGTCGTCGTCTGTTTGAAACATTTGGATTCCCTTGCACTGTCAAGGTTCCTATGACTCGTGATGGTCTTGAAGCATGCAGGCAACTAGCATACAACAATATCCGTGTGAACGTTACCCTGATCTTTTCTGCTGCTCAGGCAATTCTTGCTGCCCGTGCTGGTGCATTCTATGTCTCACCCTTCGTGGGACGCCTGGATGACCAGTCAGTAGCAGGTTTGGAGGTTGTACGTTCCATTAGTGAATTGTATCGTATTCATGGTGCTCCCACTCAAGTGCTTTCTGCATCTATTCGCAGTGTGCAAAGAGTGGTGCGTTCTTATTATAACGGTGCAAGTGTAGTTACTATGCCCCCTCAAATCTTTGAGCAGATGTACGACCACATTCTTACGGATATGGGAATGGCAATCTTTGAGAACGATTGGAAAGGAGTACAGAAATGAACTTCATTGTATATTCAAAACCAGGATGTCCATACTGTGATAAGATCGTTCAAGTTCTCACACTGACCGAACAAAAGTTTGTAGAATATAAACTTGGAAGGGACTTTACCGCCCATGAATTCTATACTGAATTCGGACAAGGTACATCATTTCCTCAAATCCTAGCGGATCAAAAAAAGATTGGAGGATGTAGTGAAACGATCAAGTTACTCAGGGAAGAAAAAGTTCTCTGACTTATCAATAAATAAAGGTGTAGAATTACTAATGGGAGGGAGACGTAAACCTCGGAAAGGCAACTTTATTAAGTTTGCCAAGATGGTCTCTCTTTTTGGACGAGAGATTCATTTCAGTTTTGAGTTATCATTACTAATTAAAAAGAAATCTCTCGGAGAAGGACTATGACTGCCGCAACTATAACTCTCTTCTCTCTTGTAACAATTCAATTCCTCATTATTGGGGCAGTGGTTGGATACCTTACAAGAGACCTGTTTGAGCGACAGAACATGCCATATATCCATCCAGAAATGTTGGATGAATACGGTAATGTATTACCAGATGAAATTTTAGCAGTACGATTTGAAAATGACTACGAAACCCAAGACAACGACGAGGAAGACGACGGTTAAGAAAGCGTCTACTCCCAGAGCAAAGGCAGTACCAGCAACATTGGAACTGCCACCTAATCCTTTTACCTTTGAAGTTTTTGCTCTTGTCAACAAACAGAAGACAAAAGCAAAGAAGATAGAAGTTCTTAGGAAGCATGTACATGATTCTCTCAAAGCACTATTCATTTGGAACTTTGATGAGAGTGTAATCTCCCTTCTTCC